AAACTTCTGAGGCTGAGTTAAAAATTATTCCAGATGCAAAGGTGTTTGTTCAGAAGCAGCGTAATGCACAATGGGAAGGTTCATTTAACTTTTGGTTTGACCAAAAAGGTTTACGATATAAGGAAAGTCCATGATATTAGATAACTTACCAATAACACCTATTACTTCTGTTTACAATGCAGTTGAATATGTTGTAAAAAAACAAGATAAACCTAAAGAAATATTGCCACCAGAAGTAAGACAAAAGTTTGATAGATGGAAACGTGAAGACTTTTACAAAGATGACCCTTATAAAGAAATGTGGGATAAAAATTGGATAAACAAACCTTAGGAGAATCCGTAATGAAATTGACAGATACACAAAAGCTAGATAAACTTTTAGTATTAATTGACTTGTTAAACATGGAAATTAAAGCTATGAGAAAATTAATTATTGACACACATAAAGAGAGAGCAAATGACACACTATCAGATTCGTAAACAATGGAGAGTTAAACTCCATGCTAAGCGTTGTAAAGACAATGACCAGTCAGTAGAAAGATATCACTATGATGCAGCAGTTCTTAACAGGGCTATGGATAGATATAAAATTGAAGGTAGAAGGGCTACCTGGTAATGACTATAAATGAATTTATTAAACAATGTAAAAAGTTATTTGGTTCAGACATAGAATACAAAGCAACTTCTAAAGACGGACAAGTATTTAAAACGAAAGGATGGAGAGATGATAAAGTGGGCATTAACCAAAGACAACTTACCTCAGCTTATAGAGAAGCTAAAAAGTCTTGACTTTACTAAACGCTGGCGTGTAACAGTAACAGACGCTAAACTTAACCGTAGCTTAGAACAAAACGAAAGATTATGGGAATTATATACAAGCATAGGTCAGCATCTTGGTATTGAGAAAGACAAGATACATGAACTTATGGGATATAAGTTTTTACGTTACCAAACAGAAATTGCAGGTATGCCTGTAGAACTTATAAAATCTAGCACAAAACTAACAACTTCAGAAATGACAGAATACCAACAACAAATAGAGGTATGGGGTCAGACTATGGGTTGGGGTTGGGATTATTAGTGAACTATCGTAACCCTAAACTACTTAAACTAGCAGATGGCGCACCATGTATGATGTGTTCTATGCAAGACGGAACTGTAGTCTCTGCACACTCTAACCAACTGCGTGATGGTAAGGGAACAGGTATAAAAGGACACGATTATCGTATAGCTTTCTTATGTCACCAATGCCACCACATGATAGATAATGATAAGATGTTAGATAAACATGATAGAATAGCAGCATGGGAAGAAGCACACCGTAAAACTATAGGCTGGTTATTTACTAACGGATATTTGGAGGTAAAGTAATGGGTAAAGGTTCTGGAAGAAGACCATTGTTAATTTCTGAACAAGAAGCACAAGATAACTGGGACAAGATATTTAAAAAAGAAAAAAATAGTCCTGACGTTTCACCACACGCTTATGAATACGAACTAAATAAGTCCACCGGTAATGTAGAGAAAAGATTTAAAGACGGAACATCTAAACCTAACGAAAGTCAATTTGATGGCAACTAGCCCAACGCAGTTAAGTCTTAAAAAATTACGAGAAGAAGGATACACAGTAGCAGTAGTAGAACATTGGAATAGTTTTGCAAGGATAAGACAGGACTTGTTTGGCTTTATAGACTTACTAGCTTTAAAGGGTAAAGAAGTATTAGCGGTTCAAACAACTACAGCAGGTAATATGTCAGCTAGAGTAAAGAAGATAGGTGACCATGAAAACGTAGGACATGTTCGTGAAGCTGGTTGGACTATTCATGTACATGGTTGGCATCAAGACGATAAGAAAAAATGGCATTGTAAAATTAAGGATGTATCGTGAATACCAGAGATAAAATACTAGCTTACCTTACAGAGCCTAAAGCTATAAAAGAAATAGCAGCACATGTAGATGGCAATTACAATACTATTAAAAACTTGCTTGTGACCATGAAAATGGAAGGTCATATACACGCATTTAAAGATAAAGATAATAGGCTTATGCACTATTACATTCCACAGCCACATCCACTACAAAGTATATTTGGACACACAGCAAATTTTACAGAAGACCAAATAAAAGGTGTTATTAGTCATAACGCAGATGATGCTAAACATAACCTTCAGCAAAGAACTACACAAGAAACATTTGGTCAAAGCGTAGCTTATACGCTAACACAATATGATTAGTATGGAACGATTATTATCCATCCTTGAGGATTGGGCTTTATGGATGAAGTCGGATAATCACAAGTTAGGTTATCCATCTAAAAGCATAGGCATGTCATCTGGTGGAGAGTCAACTTCAGAAGCATTTGAAGAAATGTGTTCTGCCCAGGACATGAGTAATGTTAGAACTATACACGCTATTGTGCATAGCTTAGAACAAGGACAACAAGACGCTATCTATGCTAAATACTTAGGCGCTAAACCACCATTAGCCTTTTATTGGCAATTAGATATGGCATACGATAACTTGCTTACAATAGCAGAAAGACGAATAAACGCATAAAGTGGTTGCACATAATTACAAAGTTTGCTATAATGCTATTTGTTGGACAACTCCTGTCCGTTAATAACGTAATCCCACAAAAGCCTGACCATACTCTCTCCTTGGTTGGGCTTTTTCTTTTATATGACACTCTTAGTAACAATATGCAGCCAATGCGGTGACCCTTTTGACTCTACCGAGTATCCGCTATGCAATGATTGTAGATATGACCATAGATTTATTAAATTAAGGAAACAACATGAAGTCAGCACCGAAGACAAAAGCAGGCAAGATGAAGAAAGTCAGCAAGGTAATGAAGGAATTTAAAACAGGTTCATTACATTCAGGTAAGGGTGGTAAAGTAGTAAAATCTCCTAAACAAGCTATCGCTATTGCTTTATCAGAAGCTGGCATGGCTAAAAAGAAAGGTAAATAATTATGCCAATGGTCGGAAAAATGAAGTTTGCTTACACCGAAAAGGGTAAGAAAGAAGCTAAAGAATACTCAAAGAAAACAGGTAAAGCTATGGCAGCTAAGCCTATGAAAAAAGCAGCTAAACGTGGCAAATAAGCCAGGTCTCTATAGTAATATTTTAGCCAAAAAAGCTAGAATCAAGGCTGGTTCTGGTGAGAAGATGCGTAAGGTAGGAAGTAAAGGCGCACCTACAGCCATGGCATTTAAACAATCAGCAAAGACAGCTAAGAAAAAGAAATGATTAAGAAGGGTAAGGAAACATTCTCAGGGTATAATAAACCTAAGAGAACACCTAGTCATCCTACTAAGTCACATGCAGTATTGGCTAAAGATGGTGACACAGAGAAACTTATACGCTTTGGACAAAAAGGTGTAAGTGGTGACAAAACAAATACAGATAGAGCAAAGTCATTTAAAGCAAGACACGCTAAAAACATTGCAAAAGGAAAAATGTCCGCAGCATACTGGGCTAACAAAGTTAAGTGGTAAAGCTAGATATATATGTAGGATATGATGGCAAGGTAGAACCAATTGCTTATCATAACTTTTGCCAGTCAGTTATAGAAAAGTCATCTATACCGGTAAGTTTTACACCATTAGCATTAAATACTTTAAAAGACTACGAAGAAACACATAAAGACGGTAGCAACGCATTTATCTACTCACGCTTTCTAGTGCCATATCTAAATAACTTTAAAGGTATCGCATTATTTGTAGATGGCGATATGATATGCAGAACAGATATTGCAGAGATACTAGCTAACTTTGATAATGACGAAGCAGTTAAAGTCGTAAAGCACAGTTATAAAACAAAGCATCCTGTTAAGTACTTGGGTGCAAAGAACGAAGACTATCCTAAAAAGAACTGGTCAAGCGTTATGTTATGGAACTGTTCGCATTGGTTAAACCGTCAGCTAACGCCTAAGTTTATTCAAGAACAAACAGGTAAATACCTACACAGGTTTGAATGGCTCAAGTATCCTGAAGAACAAGTAGGTAAGCTAGACGAAACATGGAACTGGCTAGAGACAGAATACGAATACAACCCAGATGCCAAATTAGTGCATCACACATTAGGCACACCATGCTTTAAAGACTATCAGAATACAGACTATAGTCAAGAATGGTGGGATACATACAATAGAACGATATATCCTCTTACAGGAAACAACAGGGAAAGCAAATTATGAACTTCTTAGATTATTTAACAAACGCTATGACAGGCGGTCAACCAACTCAACAAGAGTTAATGGCTCGTCAAATGGCTAAACAAGGGTTATTAGGTGACCCAAATTCAGTTGTGCGTGAAAGTGAAATGAACATGTATGACCCAAATTCAGTATTACGTGAGTCAGAAATGAGAATGACACCACAAATGGCAGGAAGACAATTACCTTCAGTATTAATGCCACAATTACCTCCTGTTCAAATGCCACAATACACTAATCCTGCAGGACAAATGAAGCCAGCACCAATGCCTCAATTAGAATTACAGCCAGGAACATTGCCTCCAGTTCGGATGCCATCTATTCCACGAGGCATGACACCTGAGGATATGAATGCAATGAGACAAGCTGCACCCCCATCTAGCCAAATGTCACCATATATGCAAAATCTTACTAACCCTGGTATGACAATGCAACAAAACTATATAGACCCACGTATTATTGAAATGATGTATTACAAAGGCTTATTAAACAGATAAACATAAAGGGCAACCAACCTAAGGGAGTTGCAAAACAATGGATAACGAAGAACGAAAAAGACTAGCAGCAGAACGTAGCTCAGAAGTAAACAAGGGAAACAATTACTCTAGTAAAACCAATAGGTTATGGGCGGAAACACTTAGACGTGCTGTAGTGCAATCAGATGCAGAACGATTAAGACAGATAGCAGAGGCTTTAATAGATAAAGCAGCTTCAGGTGATGTATCAGCTATCAAAGAACTAGGTGATAGAATAGATGGTAAGTCAGTAGCAACTACAGAGTTGACTGGCGTAGATGGTTCTAATTTACCTATAAGCATTGGGATTAACTTTGTCAAGCCAGACGATAGCAACATTTCCGGATAAGTTAGACTTCTTATTTGAGCCACACCGTTACAAAGTAGCATACGGTGGTAGAGGTTCAGGTAAGTCATGGTCTATGGCTAGAGCATTGCTTATAAAAGCAGCCAATGAGCCAACACGTGTCTTATGTGCCAGAGAAATACAACGCAGTATTAAGCAATCAGTACATACATTACTTAATGACCAGATACAAGCATTAGGTCTAGGAGCTTTCTATGAAGTATTGGAAGCTGAGATTAGAGGTCTTAACGGTAGTACATTTAGCTTTACTGGTCTTGCTACAAATACTGTTGAGTCTATAAAGTCTTTTGAAGGATGTGATATTGTATGGGTGGAGGAAGCCCAGACGGTTAGTAAGAAGTCATGGGATATTCTTATACCTACGATACGTAAACCTAATTCAGAAATCTGGGTCTCATTCAACCCTAATATTGACTCAGATGACACATACACTAGATTCGTGGTTAATCCACCAGAGAACGCTAAAGTTGTTAAAGTAAACTATACTGACAATCCTTGGTTTCCTGAAGTATTAGAGATAGAACGTCAACATAGTGAAAAGACTAATCCTGACTATGCAAACATCTGGGAAGGTGATTGTAAGGCTGCTGTAGATGGTGCTATTTATGCTAACGAGATACGTGAAGCACAAGAAGGTAACCGTATAACAACTGTACCTTATGACCCTATGATGAAGGTTCATGTAGTCATGGACTTAGGATGGAACGACAGCATGTCAGTTATCCTATGCCAAAAAGGTATATCAGACTTACGCATCATTGGTTATATAGAAGATGACCACAGAACATTAGATAGTTATTCTGCACAACTAAAGAACTTATCCTATAACTGGGGTACAATGTTCTTACCACATGACGGACAGTCTAAAGACTTCAAGCATGGCATATCAGCAGAAGATATTATGAAGAAGTTAGGATGGGATATACGTATCGTACCTAAAGCAGACATAGAGTCTGGTATTAAGTTAGCACGTATGAACTTCCACAGAATATATTTTGATAAGTCAGCACAAAGACTTGTTGAATGTTTAAAGAATTATCGCAGAAGTATAAACTCTGCAACTAACGAACCT